GGTACCGCAGGCCGCTATAAGTCCCGGAAATGCACGCTAGACATTAGGTTGACACACAGGTTTACGCCGGGGGACCGGCGGCGTCCGCTCACCGTTAACACTGTAATTGCCAATTCCGGAGGTCCGGATGCCAAGTACCACATTCACCGATCGCCTTATGGCACTAGAACACGCAACCCGGAGCCTAGCCGAGTTCGAGTTCGACACCGACCTACTCGCCGCGCCGGACTTTTACGACGTTGTTGACTCACTGAACGGGATTCCAACCGGGTCGTCGCAGGCGCTCGTCGAGTTCCTTGACGCTGCCCGTCCGAACCTGGTCCTCGAGCTCCTCGAGCGCTCGAGGAGCGCCGGCCGCGTCCGGGTCGAAACCGGCGACCGTGCGATCGAAGTCCCGGTCGCTTCGACGGCCGGACAGTCGATCCTCGCCGAGTTCCTCGCCGCCGTCCGTGACCCTTTGCGCCGGGCTGAGGTAGATCACCAGGTCGCAGCTGCCGACGAAGTGACGACGACGAACGCGCCGGTCGAGGTCGCGAGCGTTATAGCGGACGCCGGCCGGTCGCTCCTGGCGTCTGTCGGTTTGGATCACCTGGCCATGGTAACGGATGTCCTCGGCGAGCTATGCGACGACGCCGAGTCCGGCGACCAGGTTCGGCGAGGCCTGGTCGCGCTCGACGCCGTCCTCGCTCCGCTGATCCCGCTGTTCGCCCGACTTCGTGAGTATACCGAGGCGCTCCTGTCGGACCGCCGGGGGGGCGATCAATGAACAGGCTCTTCGCGTGTCCGGCCGTCTGACACAGGCCGCATACGCTCGACACCGGAAGCGGCTCGGCCTTCCGGGCTCAACTCGCCAGGCCGTCGGGAAGGCCGTTCGAGACCGAAGGATCGAGCTCGACGACGACGGCAAGCTCGACCCGGAGGTCGCCGATCGGCAGTGGCTCGAGCGGACGAACGCGCGACTCGAGGGACCCGAGGGTGAGGCCTTCGAGGGCGTCGGTTCCGTCACTGCTCCGTCGGCGACCAGGTCCTCGAGCCCGACGAGCTCGCCGCCGACCGACGCCGAGGCCGCCGAGCTCGCCGCGCAATCGGCCGCCTATCGGAAGTCCAGGGCGGCGCGCGAACGATGGAACGCTGAAACGGCTCGCCTCGACTATCAGCGCAAGGCCGGCGACCTGGTCTCACAGTCGGTCGTCCGGTCGGCCTGGTCCGAAGTCCTCCGTCGGCTCCGGGAACGTGGCCAGGCGCTACCGGCCCGGTGTTCGTCGCAGATCCTCGCCCTGGTCGCGAGCGGCGAAGTCACCGAGCACGCGATCCGGATGGTCCTCGAGGGCGAGGTCGCCGAAGTGTTCCGGGCCCTCGAGGGCCGGACCCCTGGCGTCCCGGCCGGCTCGTCGTGACGGCGGACGCGAAGTCGGCCGATCAGCTCGAGATCGAGGGCCTGATCGACTTCGCCTTCGACCAGGTCGCGCCAGCCACTGAAGAAAAGGTGTCAGAATGGGCCGCGGCCTACCGCGAGCTAGACAGCCTGTCGGCCGAGGGTGGCAAGTGGAGGAACGAGCGGACGCCCTTCCTCGTCGAGCCTATGGATTGCCTATCGCCGTCGAACCCGGCAGATGCTGTCGTTTTTATGAAGGGCGCGCAGATCGGCGGGACCGAGGCCGGGAACAACTGGATCGGGTTCATGATCGATTGTGCTCCCGGTCCGATGCTCGTTGTTCACCCTAATGACGACATGGCCAAGTTCTGGAGCCGGACCCGGCTCCAACCGCTGATCGACAAAACGCCTCGACTGTCCGGCCTGGTCCGGGACCAGCGGGCCGCGGGTGGCGGTAACGCGATCGAAACGAAGTTGTTCCCGGGCGGCGTCGTCAAAGTCGCCTCGGCCAGGTCGGCGGCGTCGCTCCGTCAGATGCCGGCGCGATACCTGTTCCTTGACGACCTGGACGCTTTCCCGCCGACGGCCGGGAACGAGGGCGACCCCGTGACCCTCGCCGAGGGCCGGACCCGGACCTTCCGTCGGAACCGAAAGCGGTTTTACGTATCAACGCCGAACGACAGAAGGACGTCGAGGATCCGTCGGTTGTATCTGGTTTCGGATCAATGTCGTTTCGAAGTCCCGTGTCCGCATTGCGGGACGTTTCAGGTGTTACACTTCGGCGGTATCAAGTGGCCGGAGGGTCGGCCGGAGGAAGCTAGGTATCAGTGCGCGGCGTGCGCGGCCTTGCTCGAGGAGCACGATAAACACAGCATGCTCGCCGGCGGAAATTGGGAACCCGCTTCAGAGGACGAGCGACGCCGGGACCTGAACGGCAAGCCCGTTGCATGGGACGGGCAGACGCGCGGGTTTCATCTTCCGAGCTTCTACTCGCCGGCCGGCCTCGGCCTAACGTGGGCGGACATCGCCGTTGCGTGGTCGAAGGCGAAGCGGTCCGGCGACCCGGAGGAAATGAAGGTGATTGTTTGCACTATGTTCGCGGAACCATGGGACGATCGGGACGGCGACGGCTTCGAGGCCGTCGACCTGGCCGAGCGTTGCGAGCCGTTCCCGAAACAACTCGAGGAGCGGGTTTGTCTACTGACCGCCGGGATCGACCTGCAAGACGACCGGATCGAGCTAGAAGTCGTTGGGTGGGCTCCCGGGTTCGAGTCCTGGTCGCTCTTATACCTGGTGCTGCCTGGTAATCCATCACACGCTCGAGTATGGGGCGACCTGTCGAAGGTCCTCCGGCGCCGATGGTCTCACCCGTTGGCCGATCAAGGCCTGCCGATCGCGTGCGCTGCTATGGACACGGCCGGCCACAAAACGATCGAGGCCTACGATTATGTGACATCGCGCCAGCGGATAAAGGGAACTCGGGTATGGGGGATCGTCGGCCGCGGCGGCGAGGGTCGCAAGCCTTGGCCCCGAAGGCCGAGCCGTCGGAACAAAGGGAAGATCGACCTGTTTACGGTCGGAATAGACGGCCTGAAGGAAGGGACCTATTCGAAGCTGGAGATCCTCGAGCCGGGTCGCGGGTTCTGTCACTTCCCGCTCGGTCGAGATCTCGACTACTTCGACCAGCTAACGTCCGAATCCCGGGTTTTAGACTACGTTCGAGGACAGCCAGTGTTCCGGTGGGTCAAGCCCGACGGCGCCCGGAATGAGGCCCTTGATAATCGCGTCTACGCAACGGCCGCGGTATACGGTTGGATGCAACTACGGGCGACGACGCTCGAGCGAATGCTTGACAGGCTCGGCGGCGCTCCGGACGATCCGACCAGGTCGACGAAGGCGTCGACCCGGCCGTCGCGACACTTGAACCGCCGGCGCCATTGGCTCAAAACGCGCGAGTAGACATGGCCGGGATCACTTTTACGCAAGCGCAGATCCAGGAGCTCGCCGACGCGATCGCGTCCGGCGTCCTGTCCACCGGACACGGTGACAAGCGGGTGCAATACCGAAGCCTTGCCGCCATGCGCTCAACCCTTCGATGGATGCAGCGCTGCAATAACGCCGGTTCAAGGCGTGTCACGGCCGGGTGGGCCGGACACTCGAGGGGGGACAAGTGAACGCAAGAACGCGCCGGCGCCGGTTCGGACACGTCGACCGCCGCCAACTTCCCGACCCGGCGCTCGGCCCGGTCCGTCTGTACAACTCGAGGGCCGAGGCGTTGTCGAGCTTCCCGCGTCCGAAGGGCTCCGGTCTTGGGGACCTGTTTCGCGCCGCCGCGCTCCGGGTCGGGCTCTGGTTTGGCGGCGTCCTCGGTATCGGCCGCGCCTTCCGAAGCGGTATTGGCCAGCGCGCCAGGGCGGACCGGCCGGTTCGCGTCCGAAGCCTGTCGGGCTATGACGGAGCCGCGAAGGGCCGCCGCGTCGACGGCTGGATCACTTCGAACAAGTCGGCGAACGCCCAGATCAAAACGGCGGCGAAGTCGCTCCGAGCTCGAGCTCGACACCTGTCCCGGAACAATCCGCACGCGGCGAGCGCCGTCGACAAGCTCGTTGGGGCAACGGTCGGCGTCGGTATCCCGCCGACGAGCTCGACCGGCCTCGAGGAGCTCGACAAGCTTGTTAACGACCTGTTCGACGAGTGGTCGCCCGATTGTCAAACGTCCGCGTGTGGCGGGTTCGACGCCCTGGTCGCCCTCGGCGCTCGCGCTATGTTTGAATCCGGCGAGGTCATGGTTCGCCGGCGGCCTCGACGCCTTGACGATGATCTGGCCGTTCCGCTTCAACTCGAGCTTCTCGAGGCGGACCTTCTCGACAATCAAGATAACCGAATTCTCCCGAACGGCGCGCAAGTGATCCAGGGCGTCGAGTACGACGCGATCGGTCGGCCGGTGGCTTATCACTTGTTGTCGTCGCATCCTGGCGACGACGGGAACACCCGGGTCTCGCGGCTCGGCGTGTCAACGGTCCGGATTGCTCGAGCTCGCATCGCTCACCTGTTCGAACAGCAACGGCCGGGACAGTCGCGAGGGATCCCGTGGCTCGCTCCGGTTATTCGCCGGATGCGCGACTTTGACGACTACACGGATGCCGAGCGCCTCCGGAAGAAGATCGAGGCGTGCCTTACTGCCTGGGTCAAAGGTGGCGACGAATACGACGGCGGAAACCCCGCCGAGGTCGACGGCCTGGCGCCAACCCGTGTAACCGATAGCGAGGGAGTTCCGATCGAACAGGTCGAGCCGGGCCTTATCCTATATCTGCCGGACGGAAAGGAGGTTCAATTCAACGCGCCTCACACGATCGGAGGATACGCGGAGTTTGCAAAGGTCGAACTGCATGGAATCGCCGCCGGCGCCCGTATGACCTATGCCGATCTCACGGGTGACCTTGAAAAGGTGAACTTTAGCTCGAGCCGTTATGGCAAACTCACCTGGAACCGGACGATCGACACACTTCGCGCGCACGCCGTGATCCCGCTCCTGTGCGATCGTTTATACGACTGGTTCATTGAAGCGGCGATCGGTGGGGGGCTGCTCCCGGACCTGGTCGAGCTCGCTCGCCTAATGGGCCGGACGCGACCGCTCCGGCGCTGGCCTCGCAAGTGGCACCCGCCGCGACCGGAGGCCGTCGACCGTCTGAAGGACGCAAAGGCCGACGCCGAGGAGCTCGGCACCATGCTTGCGACCCGGACGGAACTACTCGGTCGCCGCGGGAAAGACTTCCGGAAGGTCGTCGACGAGCTCGTCGCCGAAAACAAGATCCTTGAGACGGCCGGCCTACTTCCGGCACCGGCCGAGGAAATGAGTCCACCGCCGGCGCCGGAGGAAGTCGAGCCGGAAGACGACGATCCTCCGGCCGGCGACAACGAACCGACCAACGACGAGCTCGAGGTCGAGAACTAGACGAAAACCGACGGCGAACGGCGTCTGACGGGGGCGAGGACGGCGACGACCACGGATCGGAATTGACGTTCACCAGGTCGACGGGTAACGCTCCGGGTCGAGGACCCATGACAAAGCGAAACGAAAGTTACAGGATCCGACGGCTCGCTCGAGCGCTCCCGGAGACTTGGAACGCCGAGGCCCGAACGATCGAAATCGTTTGGTCAACCGGCGCCGAGGTCGTCCGTCATCCTTTTTTCGGCGAGCCGTTCGTCGAGCGCCTGTCCATGGCCGAGGGCGCCGTCGACCTGGGACGCCTTCAGAACCGCGCGCAGGTCCTCGACTCTCATTGGGCCTGGTCGGTCCGGGACGTCCTCGGAGTCGTCGAAACGGCCGAACTCGACAGCGCCGCCGGCGAGGGACGCGCTGGGGTCCGCTTTAGCAAGCGAGACGAGATCGCCGATATCGTCGCCGACGTCGCCGACGGGATCCTCGGGAAGTGGTCCGTCGGCTACAACGTGAACGAGTGGCGAGAAACTCCCGCCGACGCGAAGTCCGGATCCATGATGATCCGGGAGGCCGTCCAGTGGGAACCGTTAGAGTTATCGTTAGTTCCGATCGCCGCCGACGACGGCGTCGGTATGCGGTCCGGCCAGCTTTCCCGCGCTCAAAGAGCGAAAGATCCTGAACAGTGGCGGGACTGTGACGGTGTCGTGTGCGGCTTCGCCGGCCGCTTCCCATGGGTTGACCAGGTCCGCCAACCTGCCTCGAGGACGGCTCAGCGCCGCGCTCAAACAGATTTGACTGGAGATAATATGTCCTGCCGACGATGTGACGTTGAGAGCTGTCAAGGCACTTGCGGCGAGCGAAGCGCCGCCCAGTCCGAGGCGATTCGACGAGCTAGTGACGAGGCCGCCGCGGCCGAGCGGATCCGGGTTTCCGGGATCCGTAGCGCTGGCGACCAGGCCGCGCATTTCCTCGGCGACGCCGAGGCGAAGCGCCTGGCCGTCGAGTTCGTCGACCAGGGCGTGACCCTCGACGCCGCTCGGGCCAAGTTTTTCGACCTGACCGCCGCGAAGGACGAGGCCGACCGCGTCGCCGGCGGCGTGCGCGTCGAGCTCGGCGACCGGACGGAGGAAGGAACCCGTTGTGGCCGCATGCGAAACGCCCTGCTTCACCGCTCGAACCCCGCGCAACATCCGATCGATTCATTCGAGGACCCGAACGGGACGGCGCGCTTTGTCGGCCGCTCGCTCCTCGAAATGGGCCGAATGGAGCTCGAGGCCCGCGGTATTAATACCGACGGCCTGTCCGCGATGCGGCTCGCCAAGCTCTGCCTAATCCCGCGGGTTAGCGAGGAAGAACGCCTGATGATGCCGCGCGACAAGCGGCTCGGCGGCCTTCTGACCGTGGCCGACTTCCCCGGCCTTTTGATCGACGCCGCCGATAAAAACCTTCGGCGCGGATACATGGAAGCAAATGGGACCTGGCGCCTGTTCACAACGCAAGCGACGGCCCGCGACTTCAAGACGCGCCACAACCTCCAAATGGGACACGCTCCGAGCCTGGACCCGCTAACGGAACACGGCGAGTTCCAGAGCGGATCGGTCGGCGAGGGACACGAAACCTACGCTCTCGACACGTTCGGGAAGATCGTCGGGATCACTCGTCGAGTACTGGTGAACGATGATCTTCGCGCCTTTACCCGGATGCCGCAGCTTCTCGGCGCCGCCGGCGACCGCCTTCATGCCGATATAGTTTTTGCGCTCCTGACGACCAACCCGAACTTGTTCGACGGCGCGCCGGTGTTCAACGTCGCAGGCGGCCGAGACAACGACATCGGCGCCGGCGGCGGCGCGCCTACCATCGCCCAGATCGGCGCGATGCGTCGCCTGATGCGGCGTCAAACTGGCATTATTGCCGACGCGACCGACCCGAACGAGGCGCCGGTGCATATTGACGTGCGCCCCGGGATCATCATCGCGCCGACGTCATACGAGACTGAGATCGACCAGCTTCAGGACCAGCGACAGCTCGCAGAAACTGCGGCGAACGTGGTCCCGTCCTACATTCGGAGCCTGATCGCGATCACCGAGCCGCGCCTCGACGATGCGTCGGAAGACCAGTGGTACATGCTAGCTAGTCCTGGCCAGTACGATACGATCGAGTGGGCAACCCTCGAGGGAGAGGAGCCTATCAGCTCCGAGATCGAGATAGGGTTCGAGGTAGACGGGATCGCCTGGCGCGCCCGCTCGGACTTCGGCGCCGGCTGGCAAGACCACCGAGGCGCAACGCGGAACAGCGGGACGCCCTAACGGGTCGCCTTCGGGCAATGGAACAACGGCGCCGCCGTCGGGCGGCCGACACAACCCACGAGCGAGATCACTCATGAGAAACTATGACAGCCCCGGAAAGATCCTGTCCCTTCAGGTCCCGGCCGCCGGCGTGGTGTCCGGCCAGTTCCTTAGTGTCGGCGGGTTCCTCGGTTGGGCGGCCTCGACGGTCGCCTTTGCGGCTAACACGCTTTTTGACTTGCTCGTTCACGGCGTGGGCCGAGCCACGAAGGCGAACGCCGCCGATGTATGGGGCGAAGGCGTTCGCCTCTACTTCAACCCGGAGACCGGGACGATCTCAGCGTCGAACCTGCCTGGAGTAACCGTGTTCGCTGGCCTGGCCGCAAGGCCCACCACAATGGGCGATGCGACCGCGTACTTGTGGCGACCGTTCAGCGCGGCGACGGAAGGGCAGAGCCAGGTCGGCCTCGTCGCGTCCGTCCTCGACGTGGCGGCCGGCGCTCTTCAGGTCGGCCCGAACCCTCGCGGCCCGTTCTTTCCGGCAAATTCCGTAGCGCTCCGCTGTTATTACTTTGTCGAAACGACGTTCACGAGCCCGACCGCTGACGCCGCGACGATCGGCGCCGGGTTCCTCGTCGACGACGCCGGCGGCCTGGTGGCTCCGACGGCCATCTCGGCCGGCGGGAATGTATGGGATGCCGGGTGGCATGAGGGGATCCAGGACGGCGCGGTCGCCAACTTCGGCGAGCGCCTCACGGCGTCGCGTCAGATAAACTGGCCGATCGGCGTCGAGGCGCCGGACGCCGGAAAAGCGACCCTGTTTGTCGAATTCGTCGAAGTTCCGGCGTAGTCTGCGGCTGTGCCATGGTCCGGACCCGGAGGGATCGCGGACCTGGCCACCCGGGCTGTAGCTCGAGCGTTCGGCCAGGACGCGACCTATACGACCCCCGACGGCCTCGTGACGGTTAGCGTCGGGGACCGTCGAGGGATCTTCGACGAGGCGTTCGAGTCCCTCGAGATCGTCGAGGGCGTCGCTTCGGCGGCTCGGACGCCGGTCCTCGACGTTCGCCTCGCCGACCTGGTCGACGGGTCCGGCGTCCTGGTCGTCGGCCCGTCGCCGTCGCCAATCCGGATCGCTGAGAACCTGCTTGGCGGAACCGTCGTTGTCGGCGGCCGGACCTGGGAAGTGGTTCACGTTACGCCTGGCGGTCAAAACACGTCGGCGAAGCTCGATCTCGCCCTACTCGAGGAGCCGGCCTGACTCGTGTCGTACCGAACCACAGTTCGAGCCGCGACCGTCGCGAGCCTGATCGCCGCCGGGACGTCGGCCGCCGGCCGGGTGTTTCCCGGTCGAGGTCGCGAGCTATCGGATAAAGAAATGCCCGGGATCGTGGTGTCGACGCCCTCCGGGATCTCGACGAAGGACAGCGTCGGCGGCGGCCCGTCGTTTCAGCGGGTGGATCAGGTCGTCGTCGAATGCTACCTGTCGCAGGATCTTTCATTGGTCGGCGCCTCGACGCCGGACGAACGCGACGAGCTCCTCGTGGTCGCCCTGGACGACTTCGAACAAGAGGCGATCGACGCCCTTATGTGTGATCCCGTTTGGCTCGGACACTTCGCCTCCGTCGAGGGGATCCGGGTCCAGCAAGGCGAGGGGATCACCATGACCGAAACGAACAGGCGCCGAGGAGCGTCGTTGGTCACTTTCGACGTGAAGTTCCGGGTCACTTACGAGGCTCCGAAGCTTGATCCGCTTGACGAGATCGGGCTCGCCGTCGATATGATCGACCCGCAAAGCACCCCTCCCGGACCTGACGGCCTGATCGACATCGCCGCCGACCCCATACCGATAGAACAGTAGAGGCGCTGAAATGGCAAACCGAACGAGCTCGCCCAAACCGCGGATCTTCATGGCGCCGCGTCCCGGTCGCCAGGTTCGTGACTACCGGACTATGCAGGCGCTTCCAGAGGCCGGCCGGTGGGTTCCCGCCGAGGCCTACTATTACCGCAAGCTTCGCGGCGGCAACGGCGCCGACTGTGAGCTCGCCAAGCCCCCGAAGAGCGATCCGGCTCGGCCAGGCGATATTTATCAGGGGCGCGACCAGGTCGACAAGGCCGGCAAGAAAGCCGGCAAGTCGGCCAGCAATAGGGAGGGCTAGCCAATGGTCACCTTTTCCGGGGTCCCTCAAAACGTTCGAGTTCCGTTCGCCTACTTCGAGATCTCCAATGCTGACGCGCAAGATATAAGCGTCCCCGAAACCTCGCTTCTGGTTGGTCAGCATCTGACCGCCGCGCCGAGCGTCGAGGGCGTCGTCGAGCGGGTGTTAAACGCGGCGGCCGTCGCGCTCCGGTCCGGTCGCGGGTCCATCCTTCACCGGATGGCGATCCGCTACTTCGCCAACGATCCTAACGGCGAAGTTTACGCCGTAGGCATCGACGACGCCGGCGGCGGCCTCGCCGCAGAGAAAACGATCACCGTATCGGGTCCGGCGACCGGCTCCGGGACGATCTTCCTACGGATCGGCGGCGACTTGATCACCGTCGGTGTTGCTGATGGCGACACCGACGCCACGATCGCCAGCGCGATCAACGCTGCGATCGCCGCGGATCTCGACCTTTCCGTGACGTCTAGCGTCCTGTTGGCCGTCGTGACGACCGAGGCGAAAAACGCCGGCACGCTCGGTCAAAACGTGCTGCACAGCTTGAACTTTCTCGGCGCCGGCGCCGGCGAAGTCCTCCCGCCTGGCGTCGGTATCGTGATCGCCGACTCCGTCGTCGGAGCGACGGACCCGGTTGTTACTCCGGCGATCGCTGGCATGTCCGACACCCTGTTCGACTTCGTTGTGCAGCCTTTCGTTGATTCGGCCGCCCTCGACGCCTGGGAGACGGAGTACGATCAGGCTTCGGGACGGTGGGTTGCGACCCGCCAGATCTACGGCGGCGTCTGGACGGCGAACGAGGGGACACAGGGCGCCCTTTCGGCCTTCGGCGACGCCCGCAACGATCCCGCGGTGTCCTGCGCCGGGCTACAAGGATCGCCCTCGCCGAAGTTCGAGGTCGCAGCGGCTTACGCCGCACGCTCGGCCGCGTCGCTCCGGAACCTGTCGAGTCAACCGCTTCAGACGCTGCCGCTCGTCGGGATCGTCCCGCCGGCCGAGGCGGACCGGTGGCAATTCCAGGAGCGGCAGGCGCTCATGTTCGACGGGATCTCTCCGCTGGTCGTGCGAGGAAGCCTAGTATCGATCGATCAATCGATCACCATGTATCAAGAGAACGCCGCCGCGCAGGACGACACCTCGTATCTGTTCACAAACACGCGCTATCAGCTAATGGAGATCGTCCGCCGCATGCGGTCGGCCGTCCAAGGCAACTTCCCGCGGCACGTCCTGGTTGACGACGGGACGCAGGTCGGCCCGGGTGTTCCGGCTGTCACGCCGTCGGCGATCGGATCGGTGCTGGTCGCGACATACGCCGAGCTCGAAGCCGAAGGTGTCGTCGAGGGCGCCGCGGCGTTCGCAGAGGCCCTATTGGTCGTCCGACATCCAACGAACAAAAACCGCGTCGAGGCTCTGATCAAGCCCGATCTGGCGAACCAGTTCCGCATATTCGCGGCCCTCGTTCGTTTCTTGCAGTAGGGAGGATCCATAAATGGCGGAAACAGTCGAAATTGTGGGCGGCAAATGCACGATCCGCGTCGGCGACGAGATCCTTCGGGGCGAGGCCGACGTGACCGTCGATATCAGCCAGGTCGAGCGGGAAGGCCGAACCGGCGTGTCCGGTCCGGTCGGCGCTGTCGAGAACCCGGTGATCCCGATGATCGAGGGGACTTTTTACAAGGTCCGGGCGACGAACCCGGTCAAGCTTAACGAGATCCGCGACGCGACCGTGACGGTCGACGGGCCGGACGGCTCGACCTACACGCTCCGGAACGCCTGGTCGAGTGGTCGCAACCCGATCAGCATGGCATCCGGAACGTTCCCGGCGAAGTTCGAGGGCTTGAGCTCGGTCTACAAGCCCCCGCCGTCCTGACGGTCGACCAGGTCCTCGAGGCCCGGAGCGCCGCCGCCGTCTACTCGACGCCGGCGGCGTCTTAGCGTCCGGATCCCGCCTCGTCGACGGACCCGCGTCCCGGATTGGACCAGGGCTCCGCCGCCGAGGGGGCGTCCTGGCCCTCGAGGACCTTCCGGTAACACTCGGGCCGTCCCGGCCGTCCAAGACCCTGGCGGCCCCTTCCCGGCGTGCTACGCTTCGCGCCCGAACAACCGACCGGAGTTCACGCCATGACTGCCGCCCCGAACGCTACCGATCAACGCCTCGAGCGAGATCCGCCCTGTGGACCCTGCAAAGGTACCGGCCAGGTCAAGATCGCGAAGTCATGCACGCTTGAACTCGTCGAGCCGATCACCTGGACGAAGGTCCGGAGCCGGCGCCGTGGCAAGCGCAAGAAGGACGCGCCGGCGCCCGAAACCGAGATCCTCGAGGCTCTCGAGTTCCAGCGCGCCAAGCTCCGTCACCTGGTCAAGATCGACGGCCTGGCAACGCAGGCCGGCGCCGGCCGGTTAATGGAGCTTCTAACTCGCCAACCGTCGAACGTCATAAACCAGATCGACCCGCAAGATTTACCGCTCGTTGCCCTGGCGATCGGGATCGTGTCGGCCGAGGACGCCGACGACCTGTCGAGTTACGTCGACGATCCCGACGAGCTCGACGAGCTCCTCGGCGAGCTCCTGGTCGAGTGGGACGCGGCCGAGTGTGTTCATTGCGCCGGGACAGGTCGGCCGCTCGCCGAGCTCGAGGACAAGGCCGTTCGCTTGCAGGTCCCGATCGACAACCAGGGCGAGGAGCTCGCCGAGCTCCGCTTTTGGCGTCCCGACTTCGGGACCATTCGACAGGCGGGAGCGAAGGGCGGCGAGCTGACCCTCGTGTTCGAGCTCCTTAAGGAAGTTTGTCGACTGACCGACCGGGCCGTCGGCGAGATCGACCCGGTCGACCTGCCCGCTATCGCGGAGGTCGTTCAGGGTTTTTTTTCGAAGCGTCGGAGAATTGGCCGTTAAGGCTTGCTCACATGGCCCGGTTTTACGGGTGTGATCCGGAACAACTAGCGCGGACCTGGACGTCCGAGATCTTGGAGTTCTGGCACGACGTGACGGAGACTGTCATCGATGACTTGAACAAGGACGCCGCCAAAGCGAGTAGAAGGTAAAACGTGGCCGAGTTCCCGATCAAAGCAGTAGTTGCGGCCGTTGATAGAGCTACGGCGCCGATGCGTCGGATCGGTCGGTCCCTCGTGGCGAGGATCGCCGGGCCGCTTGGCCGAGTAGCTCGAGCGGCCGGCCGTGCAACGAACACGATCCGCCGCATGCTCGGACGGTTGAGCCTGATCGGCGGGACTGTCGTCGTCGCCGGCCTGGCGAAATTGGTCACCGGCCTAGCCGAGTCGAACGATCTGCTAGCTAAGAATGCCCGGCGCGCCGGTGTTAGCGCGCAAAGCTATTCCGAACTAAAGCACGCATTCGAGCTCGCTGGCGTCGAGCAAAGCCAGTTCGACAAGGCCGTTCAGAAGTTTACGCGAAACGTCGGCGATGCGGGAATCGGGATCGGTAGCCTTCAGTCTCACCTGAAGAAGTCGAGCCCGGCTCTCCTTAAACTTCTCAAGGGCACTAAGAATAACGAGGAAGCGCTCGAGCTCATGATCGGCGCCCTCGGCAAGATCGAGGACCCGACCAAGCGCGCGAGCTTGGCCGCTGCCGCCTTCGGCCGATCCGGCCAGGCTATGACGCTGATCCTCGAGGGCGGTCAAGAGGGCCTGAAGAAGTCGCGCGAACAGTTTAGGCATCTTCACGGCGTGATCTCTGGCCCGGCTCTAAAGTCGAGCGAAGACTTCGTCGATGCTCAGACAAAGGTAAAGTTGGCCCTCGCTGGTACGCGCCAGGTCATCGGCGCGCAGCTGTTGCCGATCATCACGCCGGTTCTTGAGAGGCTAGCGAAGTGGATCGCCGGTAACCGGAAACTCATTGCTACAAACGTCACAGCTTTCGTTGTTGGGTTTGGTAAGGCGCTTGCGAAGATCGACTGGAAGGGCGTTGCCGAGTTCGCGAAGCGTCTTGCCTCCGTTTTCTCTCTCATCTGGGAAGCGATCGGCGGCGCCGATGGTGCTATGGTTCTTTGGATTGCGACCATGGCGACGAAGTTCATTCCGACCCTGTTCGCGATCATTGGTGCACTCGGCAAGCTCCTGGTTTCGATGGGTCTCACGTCGGGCGTTATGAAGGGCGCCGCCGTCGCCGCGGCTGCGTCCGCTAAAATGCACTTTCTGGCGCTGTCCGTCGTGATCAAGGGATCACTTATCGCAGCTTTCGGACTTCTAAAAGGCGTTCTGGTCGCGCTGTTCTCGTTCCTTATGGCGAATCCGATCGTTCTCGTGGTCAGCGCCATCGCCGGCGCTGCGGCCTGGGTCATTAGCAGCTGGAGCAAGGTAAAGAAGTTCTTTAAAGAGCTTTGGGCCGGGATCGTCCTCATGTTCGAGGACGCTTGGAAGAAGATCAGGAAGACTCTTCACGAGATGAGACGAGCGATCGAGAGCACCGCCGAGGCTATGGATCTCTTCGACATCATGGACGCTTCGACAAGCGATGAGCAAAAGGTGATCAACGCTTCGATCCTGTCGGGCATAGAGGCGCAACATCAAGCGGGGCGTGCAAAACAAAGAGCTCGCCAAGCGTCGCGCGGGCAAGCGGCGGCCGGCGGGTTTAGCGTCGCGCCGCCGGGAGGTATCGGAACCGCCCAGAGTCTAAAGGGCCTCGTGGAGGTCAAAGTTACGGTTCCGGAGGGCGTAAACGCGCAAGTGAAGGGCAAGACGGACACTCCCGCGGTTCCTGTGAAGGCCAGCGTCGGCCGAACAACGCGCGCAACAGGAGGGCTATAGAATGCCTGTGGACTGGCACGAAACAGTTCTCGACGTGGCGAGCTTCCGGGGCGTCAAGTTCCACACTCCCGGTATTACAGAGGCCTTCGGCCGGGCCGTCGCCGTCCACAACTACCCTCAAGGGAAGTGGTTCCCGGAGGACACCGGCGAGGATCCACACTCTCACCGCGTTGTCGGGTTCCTGATCGGAAACGACTATCTCGACCAGCGAAAAGCGATGGTGAAGGCCTTCAAAACAGAGGGCCCCGGAACGCTGGTTCACCCTTGGCTCGGAACGATGACTGTCCAGTGCGGCAAGGTCGACGGAAACCTTTCGGCGGACCATGGCGGCTCCTGGGAATTCACGGCCGAAATGGTCGAAGTCGTCGAGGAGCGCGGGCCAGTCACGCAACCCGATCCGCCGCTTCTCATAAAAAGCGCCGTTGCCGCCGTCGAGTCCTCGGCCCTGTCCGACTTCATTACCGACGTGGAGACACAAGGGTTCCCGGGGTTCGTGAATGACGCGAAGATCAATGAGTTTACCCGTTTGCAGGACGCTTTCACCAGGACGTCGGCCCGCTTTCTCGCCGCACTAACCGAGGACGTGTCTGACATCGCCGACGCTTTCGCCCTGGTGGACCCGACTCTCCCGGCCGCCGGTCTTGGGCCGCTGACCGTCGACTTCCTCCGGCTGGTCGAGCCGCTTCCGATCTGGCGCGCATACCTCGGCCAGATCGCTCCTCGGGTCCCGCTGGCGCTGCTGCTGCCGATCACCCCTGGCAAGGTCCAGTCCTCGATCAATGAGGGCGCTACAAACCGTTTCTGGCAACAACTCGCCCTCGCCTACGCGGTCCGAGGCGTGTCCTCGGTCAACTTTGAATCCTTCGACGACGCTCTGATCCTGCGCGACGAGCTCGTCGAACTGGTGAACGCTGAACTTGAGCTGACCGAGAGAGACGCCTCTTTCAAAGCGCTGCTGGATCTTCGGACGCAGCTCGTCGAGGACATCAACAATCGGGCAACGGATCTAGCTGTTCTGCGGACCGTCGACCTTGTCGAGCCGAAGTCTAGTCTCGAGCTGGCTTGGGAACGGTACGCCGATCCGGTTCGCGAGGCCGAGATCGTCGAGCGGAACGCCGTCGCGTCCCCGGCATTCATGATCGGCCCGATCAAAGTCCTGTCGGCGTGACCGCTCGCGACCGCGTCCGCCTGAAGGTCGGGACCCGGGAATGGTCTGGTTTTACCCGAATGTCGATCTCGAGTGGGATCGAGCGCGCCGCCGCCGACTTCGCGTTCGAAACGACCCTGAAGGTCCCCGATATCGCGAACCCGATCTTGATCCGGCCGCTGTCCCGTTGCCAGGTCTTCCTCGACACCGAGCAAGTAGTCAACGGGTTCGTCGACTCAGTGTCGCCAAGCTTCGACTCGTCGAGCTCCTCGGCCGGTGTGTCTGGACGTTCCGCGACCGGCGACCTGGTCGACTGTTCGGCGACGGGCACGCCGGCCTCATGGTCGAACCTGACCGTCGCCCAGATCGCCCGGCAAATTGCAGCGCCATACTCCGTTGGCGTGATCGACAACGTCCGAAGCGCCAACAAGATCCAGCGGTTCAGGCTCAACAAAAACGAACACGCTTTCGACGCGATCGAGCGACTGGCGCGCCTCGACGCGCTCCTGGTCCACGATAACCCGATCGGCGCCCTGGTCCTGGACCGAGTCTCGACCGACAAGTCGACGACGGCGCTCGAGCTCGGCCCCATCGGTCCCGGTGGGATCCTCGCCGGCTCGGCGACCTTTGACGGCTCCGGCCTGTTCTCCGAGCTCCGGGTGAAGGGACAGCGCAAGGGCAAGGACAAGGACACCGGGAACAAGCTTCGGACGCTCGAGACGGTCGAAGACGACGCCGTCGAGCGGTTCCGGCTCCTGTTAATGGACGCGCCAGGTCGAGCCGACCGCGCCCGGTGTCGCGAGGTCGCACGGTGGGAACAGGCCGGCCGGCTGGCGAAGTCGATCCAGGCTCAGGTCACGATCCGCGGGTGGCGACAAGCGTCCGGCAACCTATGGCGTCCAAACCTTTTGGTTAACGTCGATTGTTGGCGGCTCGCTCTGTTCGGCGAGCTCCTGATCGCCGAGGTCGCGTTCGCCATCGACAAAACAGGCGGCGCCGTGACGACGCTCCACCTATCGCCGCCGGACGCCTTCGTCCCGCTCGATCCGAAGAAAAAGGGCAAGCGCAAGGCCGCCGGCGTCTGGTTGAACGAGGCCGACCTGGCCAGTCTGCAACTAACCCTTCAGACTTTACAGGCCCGAGGCTGGTTACCAACGGAGACGCCTTGAGTTTTCGAGATATGGCGCCGCTGTTTGCGCTGGTTCGAGGAATGGTAGAGCGCGGCCTTGTCGAGGCCGTCGACGAGGCCGCAATGTGTCGCGAGATTACCGCGGCCCTTGATATCAACGACGCCGAGGCCGCCGGCGCCGGTAAGCCCGTCCCGCTCGACGAGATCGAACACTTCGAGCCGATCGGACTGACCGGCCGGCCGCTACCACCGGACGACGACGGCGGCGGCGCCGAGGCTCTGGTGCTGACGGTTGGGACCGGGGATCACCAGGTCGCCGCCGTTGTGACCGACCGCCGGCACCGGCCGACAGACCTGATCGGCGGCGAAGTGGCTCTGTATGACGACCAAGGTCAGCGGGTCTTTGTCGCTCGAGGCGCCGTCGAGATCCGTGTGAAGGCCGGGAACACGGTCGAGATCGGCCTCGACCCGGACGGCTCCGGGACAACGAAGGCCGTCGTTCGCGTCGGCGACCAGACGAAGATCACGCCGGTAACCGACGCCGCCTTTGCTACCTGGCGCGGCCTGGTCGAGGGATTCATAAACGGCCTGGTTCCCGGGACGATCGCTGTCCTGTCGTCGCCGCGCGACCTGGTCGGCGAAACAACGACCGGAAGCTCGAAAGTCAACGCCCTCGACTGAGGTAGCCGGCGAACTCGTCGACGTCGCCCTCGTCGTTCTGGTCGAGATCGCCTCGCTGGTCGTATGCTCCCGCCATGGCGATCACCTGGACACTCGACGGGCAAAACCTACCGGGCGAACCGTTTGACTTGTTCGCGTCGAACCCGGAGGACTCGAAGGACACCGCGCTTCGAGACTCGGTTCTTATCGCGCTGTTCACCGACAGGCGCGCCCCGTCAGACGCCGCCCTTCCCGTTGACAACGGCGATCGCAGGGGATGGTGGGCCGACGGCCTGAACAACGCCGACGACGCCCTCGGCTCGCTCCTGTGGCTCCTCGAGCGGACCCTGGCGAACAACGCAACGGCGACGCTCGCCGAGGGATACGCGGCCGACGCCCTGGCCTACCTGGTCCGGGACTTGATCGCGACCGAGGTTGCCGTGGTCGGCTCGGTCATTCGGTACGCTGGCAACCGGCCGAACGCCATCGGCCTCGATATCACGATCCGACGCGGCGACCGTCCGGATCTCGACCTGCGCCTCGAGGGGCTATGGGAAGGGGTTCCTAGTGCCTAACAGCTTTCAACGTCCGACACTGGCCCAGATCCGCGACCGCGTTCAGACCGACCTGAACACGCGGCTCTCCTCGTTCCCGACCTGGCTCGATTCCCGCCTCACGCGGAGTCTCCTGTTCGTCCTGGCGCACGTTATGTCTGGTGTCGCCCACTTGATACACGGTCACCTGTCTTTCATTGCTCGCCAGATAATCCCGGACACGGCGAGGGCCGACTTTCTGGACCGGTGGGCCTCGTTCTGGGGCGTCCCGCGGAACGTCGCGACGCAGGCGACAGGGAAGGCCACGTTCACCGGTGCCGACCCGACGGCGATCCCGATCGGGACTGAGTTTCAATACGGCGACGGAACCCTACTCACGGCCGACGCCGGTGCAGTAATGGTCGGCGGCTCGGCAACTGTCGATCTGACCGCGTCCGAAACGGGAAGCCTCGGCAACGCGGACCCCGGCACTCTTGTGTCACTCGTCACGCCGATCGCCGGCGTCGACTCGCCGGGGACGGTCGGCGCCGCCGGGATTTCCGGCGGCCTCGACGTTGAGGCCGATGACAGGCTTCTCGGGCGCCTCGAACAGCGGGTTCAGACGCCGCCACAGGGCGGAGCCGCCGCCGATTATGTCGCCTGGTCCCTCGAGAGCGACACGACAAAGGGCTATGGTAACCCGGCGATCACAGGTCACGGCGTCGACGTCGACAAGGTGTTCGTAAGTCCGCTCGAGCTCGGCGCCGGGTCGGTCGTCGTGCGCTTCACGACGGGGTCCGGGGGGGCGACACCACCGATCCCGACCGTGCTCGAGCGGACTTCCGTATCGGCTCACATTATCCAGCGCGCCCCGGTGACGGCCCTCGTCAATACCGAGATAATGGTTCTTGACCCGATCCCGCTAACAATCACGCTCCAGCCAAACGGGGACCCGGCGACCGAGTCACAGGTCACGGCGTCATTGACTGCCATGTTCGAGCGGGAAGGCGCGCCGGGGGGGACTATAGAGAACAGTGTTATCCGCGAAGCGATCAGCGCCTCGGTACTTGAGCAATCACACACGCTGGACGCCGTCGACGGCGGAAGCGGCCTGGACGACATCGTGTCGGCGACCAATAGCTATCCGACCCTGGGTCTCATCACTTTCGCCTGAGATGGAGATTTGATGCCGCTAACACCGCACGACGCAGAGGAACACGCCGGCGCCCTCGAGCGTCTACTTCCTCGCGGCCGGATCTGGATCCTCGACCGAACAAAGCAACTCTGGAACCTACTGCTAGGACTCGGCGACGAGCTCGAGCGGATCGACGGTCGCGGTATTGACCTGGTCGAGGAAGCGGACCCTCGAACGACTGATGAGCTCTTACCCGACTGGGAACGCTTCGCCGGCCTCCCGGATCCGTGCGCGCCGATCCCTGTGACAAAGCCCGACCGGCGCCTCGCCCTCGAGGCGAAACTTACGGCGCTTGGAGGACAGTCGAAGGACTATTTCATAGCTCGAGCCGCCGCCATGGGGATCCCTGTGACGATTACGATCTGGCCTTTCGGCCTCCCGTTTCGCATGGGCTCGAGCCGGATCGGTATGCCGTTAAACGGCGTTGATGCAATATATCACTGGCTTGTCGACGGTCCGGCCGCGACGAGCGCCGACGACCGCGAGCGCTTGATCTGCCTGTTCGACCGGCTCGAGCCGTCGCACACGATCCGCTCGCACACCTGGACAGCGTAGGAGCCACCCACCATGCAACGAATAAAGGCCGCTGATAGTGTCGCAGTCCTCCCGCCTCCGACCGGCGCGGAGGTTCCCGGGTTCTTTTCAAACGGGCCGCCTGGGACCATTGCGGACGACGACTGGTTCAACGGCGTACAGGAGGAACTCGCCTATATCATTGAAACGATCGGCGGCGGCGTCCTGTCCGAGGCGGACCTGACGCAAGTCGGCGAGGTCGTCCGAGGCGTCCGGGCGATCCTGGCCTTCACAGCGACATCCGGGATCGTGTCGACGCCGGACACCCGCGCCGTGATCGCTTCGACTCTGTCCAACGTAATCAACACACTTTGCGCCGTGATCGCGTCGACGGCTTGCGTTGCCACCGGCGGCGGCGGCGCCGGTCCCGCCCTGGTCGGCGGCTCCACTGGTTGCAGCGCCAACGGGACGAACAGCTTCGTCGGCGGCTCGAGCTCCGTCACGGTGTCCGGCGACACTTCGGCGATCCTCGCCGGCGGCCTGTCGACGCTTGTCAGCGGAGACGAGTCGGCAGCCCTCGCCGCTCGAGGCTCGACCGTGTCGTCGTTCCTTCATGGCCTCGTCGCGGCCTGCCTCGACGTCACAGTGTCCGGTACCAGGGCTGCCGGCATTGCGTCTGATGATCTGACGGTGTCCGGCTCGCATTCGGCCGCGATCGCTTCACAGGGGCCCTTCGACCTAGACGCCGACTTTTCGGTCGCCCTCGGCGCGATCGACGCCCTGTTCGACGCCGGCGAGGCGCACCAGGCCGCGATAGCATGCACCGACGCCGACATCGGCGCCGGGTTCTCGGCGGTTATCGCGTCGAAGTTCGCTCTCGCCGGGATCCTGACGGCGACACAATGCTTTGTTGCGGCCTCCGAAGGCGAAAGCGGCGCCGCGCCGGCCGGTGCCTCTGGCGACAACACGGCCGTAATAGCCTGCAAGGCCGCCCTCGGCGACGCCAGCAACGCCGCCGGCGCCGAGTCGGCCCGCATGGGTTGCGGCAAGGGGATCACGAGCGGCACGCGCGCCGTGTCTGTCGCCTCCGACGACGACTTGAACCAGGGCATCAACGCGCTATGCGCCGCGACCGACGACGGCAACATCGCGGCCGGCGTGACAGAGGCCGCGATTATCGGCGTTGATAACGCGCGGGTCGCCGGCGACCGTGCGGTCGGCCTCGGCGGCGTGAAGTGGGAACTTGGCGACGACGACGCCGTCGCCGGCGGGTGGGCCTCCGGAGGACCCGCGATCGTGTTCAACGGGACGAATCAAAACCTACAGTTCAGGTTTGACCTTCCGAACGGCAACCTCCACTTAACGAACACCACGATTCTTGGCTCGCCCGACTTCGCCGAGAGCTTCGAGAACCTAGCGCCCGGAGTCCTCCCGGTCGGCGCTTTGGTGTCGAAGGATGGCGCGAAGGTCCGCCTCGCCGTCGAGGGCGACACCTGGATCCGGTCGGTGTCTGCTAACCCGTGCATCGTAGGGAATGCCGCGCCGAACGCCTGGGTCGGCAAGATTGCCCGGGACAAGTGGGGTCGCGTCGAGCTCGAGTCGGTCGATTACGTTAAGTGGGACGACTGGCGCCGCAAGGGGATCCGCTGGCCGGCCGTCGAGGCTAGGGCAGGGTTCGACGGGACCCTCGAGGAAGCGGCCGGCATGGAGATCCCGGCCGACGCGCGGCTTTACCAGGTCGCCCTCGAGCCGCTCGAGGTCGTCCGGTGGATCGAGCGGAAGACTGTTCCGGCCTATGACGGGCCGCTGATCATGGTCCCGATTCCCCCGCCGGCCGGCGTCTCTCAGTTCTATGTAAAACTCCTTGCGCTACCGAAGCGTCGATCGTGTGTCCGGTGGCCGGCGATCCCGGGCCTAAAGGCGTACCATGGCCCGACCGCCGACGCGCCGCTCGAGCGCGCCGCCTGGCCGGAGGGCTCGAGGATCTATGAGGTCGGGAGGACCGAGGCCCGGGTGACCTGGCCCGAGATCGTAGCGAGCGCCGCCTACACCGGCCCGCTCGTCGGATCACCCGAGCCGCCGGCGGCATTGCTCCGGCCTCCGGTCGTGTTCGAGCTCGAGCGGATCGAGAGCTACAACGGGCCGACGTCCGGCGCGCCGATCGCGACTCCCGCCGACCGGGTCCGGTGGCCTGCCGACCAGGCGCTCGAGGCGTTCGAGGGTCTCGTGTCGGCGGCGCCGCTCGCCGTCGAGGACTGGCCGGCCTCGGCCGAGCTTTGGACGGTTAGTGAGTGGACGCGCAACCTCCCCAAGACCGCGCCGGACTATGACCCGGCGGCGCAGTACGTCCCGCGCCTCGAACGGCCGGAGGAGTGGACGACTGTCGCTCTAGTCGGGCAGGTTCCTATCCGCGTCGACGACCGCGCCGCCGCCGGCGATTATCTCGAGGCGTCGGCCGTTCCCGGCGTCGCCAGGGTATCGCCGGCCGTGACAAGCCTCGAGGTCATGAGAATCGACGAGGCGTTCGACGAGGAGCTCGGATACGCTATTGCGTGGGTGCTCATTGGCGCCGCATAGAACCAGGAGCAACGACAATGCCGAACCCCTATATCAGCGCCGGCAAGGCGATCACAATCGCGGCGCCGGCGGCCGGGTGCACTCGAGGCGCTCCGATCCGGGTCGGCGACCTGGTCGGGATCCCTGTTAACGACCGCGCGCCCGGATCGACAGAGCCGGTCGAGATCTGGGTTTTCGGGACGAACCGGATCCCGAAAGTCGGCGGCGGCGGCGTCGCCTTCGGTCCTGGACAACTCGTCTATTACGACACCGCCATTGGACTCGCCTCCGAGGTCGTCACGGCGACGACCTTCCTCGCCGGCGTCTGCACCGACCCGGACAACGCCGACGGTCACCAAAGCGTCGGCCTTCTGTTCCTGCCGTTCGCACAAGCGATCCTCGAGGCCGTCCCGACCGGCGGCGGCGGCGCGCTAGATACTGGTCGCGTTATCCACGTGGACGCCAGCTATGGCGACGACGGGACCGGCCAGGCGGATCGGGCGGATCTACCGTTCGCGACCGTCGCGGCGGCGCTGGCCGTCGCCGGCGCTGGCGACGCTGTGAGGGCGCGCCCCGGGGTCTACGCCGAGAGCGGCCTCACTATTCCGGCCGGCGCGGCGTTGATCGGCGATCATTGGACGACGACGACGATCGGCGACGTCTCGGCGCTCGCGGACATTGTCGCGATCTCTGACGGCGCGGCGCTGATCGGCTTCACGGTCCAAGTCCCGGCCGGCGCCTTAGCCGGCGTGACACACACGACGGGGACCGGAGCGATCCGCGGTGTCAATTTCCGCGGCGATGGCGCTACCGGCGCCGGAGACGGGATCCACAAAAGCGG